TGGATTTATTTTGTCAAAGAATTGTTCTACTTCTGCAACTGCACTAATAGATGAATCTTTTGTAGAAGGTAAACCTAGTAACTGACCAGCTCCTAAATCCATCAGCTCTGCTGTCAAAGATGCTACACCTTCTGGTATTTTTATTGCACCTGATACAACACCAGATACAAAAGATGTAAGTCCACTTACCTCGCTATTATCTTCTGCAGGTAATTCAATATCAGTTTCATCTGTGCCTGCTTTGACAAGATCTTGTTTGTTTTCTTCTGTGATCTTTTTTTGTTTCTTTCTTTTCTCCTCTTCTTCAGGAGTTAAGGGTTGAAATCTTGGATCGTCTAGGCTTAGAGTAGCCATAGTTTAATCCTCCTCTATTTCAAACGTCAACGGATTTAGTTTGTATGTGCCACCTGCATTGTCAAAGATTAAAAAGTCTGAAGATAGTGGATCATATATAATATCACCTGGCTGATACCTATCTGTAGGTAAAGCCATAATATTACCTTTGTTATCAAATGTGTATGGTTTAAATCCTTTGTATTTAGATAAAACTTCAGGTGATGCTTCTCTTCTAAATTTAGTTACATTAAAAGCTGTTTGGTTTGGATTAGCTTTTACTGCAGGATTTTTACTATCTACATATGTCGCTGTTAATGTATTTACTACATTTTCAAATGCAGGTCTTACTTGATCTGTTCTAAGATCAGATACTTCTGGATTATCTTTTTTAAATTGTAATTCAGCTAATTTATTTTCACCTTCTTTTATTTTAATTGCTAGTTTATTTTGTCTATCTAAATCTCCTTGAGCTGCATCAAAATCTCTTTTATCTTGTGCTAATTGTACTTTTATTCGATTCTCTTCATCGGCTTGTTCTTGACCTATATCTGCAATCACACCTTCAAGAGCTATATCTCTTTTCTCTTTTCTTTGTGCAGCTAAATTTTTAAATAAACCTTGTGTAGGTTGTTCAAAAGCCATAGCTAAATTACCTAGTGTTCCACCACCACCTGTTTGTGACATTCCTCTTAATCCACCTTGTATAAGTAATTGTGCAATTGGATCTACAGCAGGTGCAGAGTATTCATCAATAACTGCTTTAATTCTTTCTGATGGTGTGCCTTCTGCGTATAGATTTCTCATACCAGACGTAATACCACCGCCAACTTCACCGCCTTTTCTAAACATCGGTCTTTTAAAAATTTTACTCATTAATCTAATGCTCTGTATATACCAGCCAATGTAGCACCAGCACTTAACGCTGTTTGTAATGGGCTAGGTGTTGGTTGCATTTGTGTTTGTGTTCCACCAGGGTATCCTGAGATTAGACCCATGATGCCTGATCCTAAAGTCTGTGCTGCATTTATTTGTTGATTAGCTTGTGCCTGTGCTAATTGTTGTTGAGCAGTTAAACCAGCTTGTGTTTGTGCTTGTTGTTGTGCACCAAGTGTTGATAAACCAGCGATCTGTTGACCTAATAATGCAGGAGTTGCTTGTGCTAATCCCATTTGATTCATAAAATTCTGTTGTGCCGCTTGTTGCGCTTGACCAAAACCTTGTTGTAATAATTGTGCTTGTAGTGCCGCTCTGTTTTTATCTGATTGTGTCATAAATTCAGATTCAGCTACACCTTGTCTTGCACCACCGAACGCTCCTCTTCTTATCGCTGCATCAGAAATTGATCCTAAACCTTTTTGTGCTTGACGATCAAATTCTTGTAATGTTGTACTAATGACATCTTGTTGAAAAGGTGACATGAATTGTTGATAAGCTTGAGGACCAGTGCTTGCAGCTGCAGTTTGTAAGAAAGGTTCAAATCCACCTAATCCACTTGCTAAATTTTGTGCTTGTGTTTGTAATGTGCTTGGTCCAGCCACAAATTGTGGACCAAATTGATCAGCAAGATTTTGTGTCTGAAGACCGCCAACTGCTTGAGTTAACTGATTTAAAAATGGTTTCGCTGCCGCTTCTATAAACGGAGCTGGTTGATTTATCTGTGTTATTGTTTCGGCCATTATACTCTTCCTCCGTTTTCTAATTGTTTCATCATACTATACATACGTTCAGCACCTTTGTTAACATTACCGTCACCCATTCCTCTTACAGCATCGGCAGTAAATACAAATTCGTTATTTGAAAGCATCGCAGGGATGTCGTCAGCCTTCTCTTTTACACCAACTGGAGGAATAAATCCACCTGTTTCTCTAAGGTCTAATTCCGTTACACCTGCAGGATTTTGATTTAATGGTAGACCCATGATGCCTGATGCCTGCATAGCGTTTTGTTCTGCTGTATCTCCTCTAGCATAGCCTATTCTGCCACCCATAGCTCTATATTCTCTCATGTTTTGTTCTACAAGTAAATCTATTTCACCTTCTGTGTATCCAAGGTTTTTATAATTTGTTCTAAGTTGATCTTCTAACTCATCTAATTCTTCTTGTGTTCTACCCATCACTCTTTCTTGTGATGGATCTAACTCTGGTTTTGTAAGATAATCAGTAGCACCTGCAACTCCTGTTCCAATAGCCACGTCTCTTAGAACACCACCAAGTTTTTCAAATTTACCACCTTTTGAAAGACCACCTAAAATAGTAGAGGGTAAAGTTCTTAAAAAACTATTCGCTGGTAAAACTCCTGTAATACCTCCAAATCCTCCAGGTAAACCAAAAGCCCCTATACCTAATATAGCAGCTTTACCTATGTCAGATTTAACGATGTCTTTAACGCTGCTAACCGCTTTTTTAATAGGTTTTGTTATAGACTTAACTAAACTTCCTAATCCGTATAATTGTCTGGGCATTTGTCCTCTAGAAATTGGCATAATTTTATCTATATTATATAAAAATCCTTTGTTTTACAACTTAGAATCACCACCCAAAGGTAGCGCTTCTACAGTTACTTTAACGTCTCTTTTAATATCATCAGCTACAGTCTCTGTTTCAGGGTTTTGTACGTCTTGCATAGCCTCTGCGTCTGAGTTATACTCTTGCCCTGTTTTCATATTAGTTAATGTAACTTCTGTTTGCGGTGTAATAATCTTAATTGGTTTACCGTTTATTATTTCTATTCTGTACGATGCTTCTGTTTCTATAAATGACATATTAATCTCTGTTTATTTCTAGTATTGATGTTATTAAATGCAATCTATCAGCTGTTGCAACTTGTGCTTTTAGTATTTCTCCTTCTTGCAATATTATTGGTTGAGTTATTAGTTCAACAGTTGCTTTTGCAGAAATAGCCTTGTCCTTAAATAAACTAAATACTGCACCAGCTGCATCAGTTACTGTAATAGTAATACTATCTGCATTATTAGAATCTTCTGATACTACTATATTTTTTACAATAGCTCTAGAATCAGACGGTGTTGTATAGACTGTCGTATTACCAGTGGTAGTAAAATCTACCTTTGCATTTCTATATACATTAGCCACCGATAAACCAAGAGAATCTCTCTTGCTCCTGTTTTATTTCATTTAAAAATGTAGAATTCAATTGATCTTTTATAAGTGTTATTGCTCTATTAATTTGTTTTTGGTTAGAAACATCATACTCTTCTTTTGGTTCTGGTATTCTAACATTTATTTTTGCCATTATAAACCGTACGCTCTTCTTCTTCCGCCACTTACCCTACTAGAAGTTCTAGCTACGTTTTGTGATCTTGTTGTAGGTTGATAACCACCACCTCTTTCAGAAGCCTCTCTTAATTGTTTTTCAATAGGAGCTAGTCTTTTAGCTTCTCTTTTAGCTTCTTTTTTTTGAAAATATTCTTGTAATGTTTTAGATCTACCAAAGTCTGTATTACGCAATCTTTGATTTAAACTTCTAATACCTTGTAATGCACTTCTATCACCCATAAATAAATTAGCACCTGGTATTGCAAAACCTAAAATTGCTTTAAGAAAATTTGCTATGCCACCGGGTTGCTTTAATTCACCTTCTTTAAATTCTGGTATTGCAGATGCTTCTATATCATCGTCTTCTACAAAGCCTTGTACTTTATCTACAGTTTCTATTCCAGATTTAACAGCTGGTTCTATGTCCATAATACCACCTGTATTTCTATAACCTGATACGCCTCCGAAAGAAGGTAAATCTATATCTCCCTCAAAACCTAAATTTATTAACCTTCCATCATCACTTAAATATTGAAGTCCTGGTTCAACACGATAAGATGTTAAAGGTATATTTCCTGTGAAAGGAGCAGGGCCATAAGCTCTATTAAAGTTTAGTGTACCAAATGCAGGGTCATAAATTTCTTCTACTGGTGAGGTAAAATAACCTTGAGTATCAAAATCTCTATTTAATAAACTATCTATTCCATATGGTGGCATTATCTTCTCCCATCCGGTTGTATATCTAACCTAAATGTACCAAAACGCCAGGATTCACCGTTAGAATCATTCTCTATCTTAAAGTTAATAAAACGGCCTCTGGCTCTAGTGTCTTTTTTATCAGTACTTGAGTCAATTGTAAAGGGACTCAATGTAGTCGTGGTATCAGATTGCTGCGGATATCTCTTTACAGCCATACTTATTTTTGCATTACCATCTAATGTTTTAAAATCAGGCACAAAACGTCTTACAGCTAAGAAAGTTTCACCAGCTAATTTAAGACCCACAGGTTGACCTTGAGCTGATCTTTGTCTTTGCTCTAAATCTATATCATATGATTTTATAAATGATGTAACAATAGTTGTTGATCCATCTTCATTTACCTGGTCCGTACCAACCTCATGTTCAAAAAATTTAGTTTGACCTAAACCATCTTGACCTACAACTGCTGGAAAAGTACCATTCGCTGTGCTGTCATATTTTGTACCATAAGGTTTTGGATATACAATTGCATCAATCCAAGATGTCCTTGCCTCTGTTCCTGTATACCATACTCCACCTTTCATAGGTTCACTATAATTAAACACAACGTACTTATCATTAAAACTAGATCCTTGAGATGGATAATACCAGATTACTTCTGTAAATAAATTATTAATACCAGCTGCAACTTGTTGACCTTTAGTAGTATCAAAATTATCAAATACAAAATCTTCTACACTACATGGTAAGGATTTGACTGTACCATCAAACATAAAGAAACCATTTGGTGATAACCAAAACGCAGCTCCATCCACTTCAACAACTGCATTCTTACCTATTAATCCACAGTTTGTACCTACCTGTTCAAAACCAAATGTAAAAGGTGATCCAACAAATTTCATTGTGTATAATGCATTATCTGTAAATACTAGAATTGTTTCTTTTGCTTTGATAGCACCAACTATTTTTGTACCATCTTGTAATCTAAAATCACCAGAACTATTAATTGCAGTCGCTGTATAATCATTAATATCCTCTTGATCTGAGAATCTAATAAACATATCATCTTGTGTTGTTGTATCTCCAATAGTTGTTTCTGTTCCGAAATGACATAAGTGTCTAGTTGTAGGTGATACTAATGTTAATCTAGAAGCTGTTGGGTTATTTGCAGTAGAAAAACTAGTTGTTGTTGTAGACGCTCTTGTAGTCAAAGGTGTTGCTGCACCTGCATTCCATGTAAATGTTTTACCGTTTGCAACTGTTGCAATCAATACCTGACCAAAGTTATCTAATGACCAAAGACCAGGTTCAAGAGTTACTTCTGATGCAAGAACTGCTTCGCCCCAATCAGAAAAATTTGTTGCATCTACAACTGCTGTGCCATCAGAATGAGCTGCCTTACTTGTTCCATCAACTTCTCTTGTAATCGTTGTTAAGTTTGGTGATGATACACCTGTGTATGAAATTAATTCGTTTTCAACTAATATTCTTCCTGATGAACTAAAGTTTGTCGTTGCATCTAGTGTAATTGAAGTTCCTGATCCACCTGTACCAGCGGTATCATTTAACAACGCTCCATCTAAATTAGATGTTGCAGCTCCAGGAACTGATCCATTCCATTGTGATATACCAAAACCATAACCATAAGACTGTGCAGCCGGTCCAACTTTTTCGTAAGGTTTAACAGCAATGCTTCCACCTGTTGATACAGTTGCACCAGCATTACTGCTTTGTGTAATTGTAAAAGTTGTAGGCGTTGGAACTGTTGTTACTTGAAATAATTTATCTTCAAAGTCTGATGCACTAAAACCCGTGCCACCTGGTAATGTTACACTATCCAATAATACTATATCTCCAGGTTCTAAATTATGTGACGTAGAAGTTGTTATTGTGCAAATAGCTGAAGCATTAGTGGTTGCAATTGTAGAAGAACTTAATGTAGATTTTAAAGGTGTTATATCAAACAATTGACCTTCAAAATATAATAATAAAAATTTATCTGTTCCAAGAGCGACATATCTGTTTCCATTAAGATCTACAAACCCGTGTTGTTTTCTAGCAACACCAACGATAGTATCTGATATTAAAGAAGACCAACCACCTACTTTTTCTGGTAGACCATATCTAAATCTTACATTATCAGAATCTATCCATCTGTTCTCTGCACCTGCGGTTGTATCCTGTTTATCAATTCCAGGTAAGAAGTTATATTCAATAAGAGCCACTAGTTACTCCTATGCCGTGTTGGTTTTGTAAGCCCAGCCTCTTGTTGCATCCACATACACCAATGTAAAAGCTTGACCGTTAGTGGTTAGTGTTAGATTTGATGTACCTGTATTAATTGGTTGACTGTTTCTATTTACAATCAAGTTGTTAGAATTAAAAGTTCCTCTTGCATCAATAAACGTAACCTCTGATCCAACTGCTGGTGATGCAGGTAAAGTTACAGTAATTGGGTTAGCTGTCGTATTTGCAAATATTTGATCACCATCTACCGCTGTGTATGCAGTAATTGTTGAAGAGTTTAAAGTTACATATCCTTTATTACGAATACCAAGACTTACATTGGTACCATCAGAATAAACCAAAGAAGTAGAACCAATTGGTAATACAACTCCGTTCCCTGTTACCGTTTTAACTGTTATCGTATATAGTGCTGATGTCCCTCTTGTCGTTGCATCTTCAAATATAATAATTCTTTCAGAACCATCAGGTATAGTTACACTTCTGTTTGCACCTAATGTGCCAGTTAGTTTGATGTATAAATTCTTACCATTTGATGTTGCACCATTGTCAAGTGCTAAAGCTAAATCTCCAGATGCTAATTGTGCTGAAGATAAATAACCTGAAGATAATTGTTCTAAAATCTGTAAGTTTGTATTAGTGATCGTGCCCCAAAGACCAGCCTTTTCACCTGTTGCTATAAGTTCTAATTTTGAATTTGTTGAAAAACTTGATGCCA